CTTACAAAAGGCAGAAATAATTAAAAGCCTAGAGCCTTTCTTTAAGCTTGGTTGTAATTTAAAAAAAGCCTGTGCTTATGGCGGAATTTGTTACAACACAGTGTATAACTGGGTAAAAGAAGACGAAGCACTTTTAATTAAAATCAAAGCTTTACAGAATGAAGTAAATGCAGATGCTAGAAAGGTGTTAGTTAAAGCTATTAAAGAAGGAGACAAACAGATTGCTCTTAATTGGTTATCTAAAAAAGAGAAAGACGAGTTTAGTGATAGAACAGAATTAGCAGGTGTAGACGGCGAACCACTATTCAGACCAACTGTTGAAGAACAGAGAAAAATAGATGAAGCACTAGGTTTTGCAAAAAATGAGAAATAAAAGTAGAACTCTTTGTGTGGAATGCCACAGGAAAACAGATACTTATGGAAACAAAAAACAAATTGAAAGAGTTGCTTGCTAATGGCTCTCCTGCTGAAATAAAAGGAATTTTTTTATTCAATAATAATACTCCAGTAGAACTAATTGTAAAAAAGTTTAACATCTTCTCAAGGTATTTCTTTGTAAGATATTTTAAATACGAAGATGCTCCATTCCATCAAGAGATGGATTTATTTAATGCTAGGATATACAAAGGGGAGATAAACTCTTTCTTAAATGTTTGTTTCAGAGGAGCTTCTAAGACTACAAGAACTAAACTATTTATTGCTTTTTGTATAGCCAATGATACTGACCATAATAAAAGATATATAAAGATACTTTCAAAAGATACAAAGAATAGCACACAATTTGTGACTGATATTTATAACTTACTAGTATCCACTAGAATTGGCGATTTATATAAAGAGATATTTAAGAAGAGTCTTTTAAAAAGGGAGGAGACAATGTCTAGTTTTACTACAAATACTGGAATAAAGTTATCAGCAGGAACAGTAGGTGCTTCTCAACGGGGTAATATCCAAGATGAGTCTAGACCAGACTTAATACTTGTAGATGACTTTGAAGATAGAAATACACTTCGTTCAGCTATAACAACACAAACAATTTTTAATAACATCGAAGAAGCTCGCACAGGTTTGTCTAAAGATGGAAGTATAATTTATCTCGGGAATTATTTATCTGAGCGTGGAAATATACATAAGTTAGTTGAAAAGATTGAAAACCAAATGATTGTGCCTATCAAGTTCGAAGGTAAGCCTATGTGGGATTACTATTCTATCGAGGAAATAAACACAATAGAAAAAGAAGCAGACGATTTCACAGGTGAGTTTTTATGTTCCCCTTCAGCAGGACACGACATCTTCTTTGACAGAAGCTCACTTGAAAGAATGATAAGCAAAGAACCATTCAAGGTAGTAGCAGACTTCAAGATGTTCTATCCATACAACCCAAGCCACAGATACGGACTAGGAGCTGATATAGGTGGAGGAGTAGGACTAGACCATTCAACTACTTGTATATGGGACTTCTCTACAATACCAGCCAGAGTAGTAGCAACTTATAAATGTAATACAATCCAACCAGACATATTCGGCGATGAGATTAAAAATGAAGCTGAAAGATACGGAGAGCCAATCGTTGCTCCAGAGAATAACAAGTTTGATACGACAATCGGGAGATTAAAACAAATCTATGATAACCTATACTTCACAGAAGATAAGAAAATAAGAGCAGGACTTACTTCAAAGGTTAAGACTTACGGCTGGAATACTAACAGAATGACGAAATCAACTATGCTATTTGACCTAAAGAAAGCAGTAGAAGACGGACAAGCAGAACTAACCGATGAAGATTTGATTAGTGAATTAAAGTCTTACACAAGAGATGACCTTATGGATAATGACGATGATGTTAGATTGACAACTAGACATTTTGATTTGCTTATGGCGGCTGGAATAGGATTTGCTATGAGGAACTTTGCAGAAGCAACTAAATCAAATGAACCAGTTTATAAACAACCAGCTTATGAAGCACCCCTTCTTGATAATTAATTATGAAAAGAGATAAATTCCACAGATGCCCTATATGTGGGTTATTATCACTAGACGATGATAACCAACGAGATAGAAACGGTTATAAATGCCCTAATGGTTGTGAATATGGATTTGAACAGCCAAAATATCAAAAACCGACTAATGAAGATTAAATCTATTAAAAAAAGATGTGATAGATGTGAAGAATTATTTGAAATTCCATTGTTAAAGAAATGCCCAGCAAGAGAAATACTATTACTATATTACCCTTGCCCTCACTGTGGTTACTTTAAATTACCTAATACAAATAACAACAGAACAGGCAGGTGCAGAGAATGTTTAATGCCTTTTGCAATTGTAGACCACAAGAGCAAGGGATTTTGTGCGAGGTGCTATATGAGATATTTAAGAGAAAAAGCAACATAAACATAGCCATTTGATATTATATGTAGTATGGATAATACTACTAAAGAACAATTAGCTCAAAAAGCACTCGGAATAGCTACAAAACAACTCGTAGCTTCAACTGAATTTAAGAAACCGAGAATGGCTCGGATAAGTAAATATTGGGATTTATATAATGGGAAGACACCTAAAAAGCTTCGCCAGTTATTTAGTGTTGCTATTCCTGTATTCCCTGGAATGATTGATACATTAAATGCTCAATATGACGAACCTATAAGATTAGAGTTCAAAGAAGGAGATGCTTCAGACTATTTCAAAGTGCAAAAGATAAACGGTGCTTTCCAAATGGAGATAATGGATACAGCCAAAAACAGTAAATGGGATAGCAAGTTAAGAATGGCTAGGAGAGATGCAATTATGTCAGGTAGAGGAATACTAAGATACACAGTAGAAAGCGACCCAGAGTATAAATCAAGCCTAACAAATGTTAGTTTAAAGAACTTTCACTTTCAACCAAGAGGAGGTAAAGACTTAGAAAATCACCTATTTGCAGGAGAAGAAGACATTGAAAAGACTAAGAGCGAACTAAAAGCAGGAGCAAAGAATGGAGATTACAACCAAGCACAAGTAGATAAATTGATTAAGAACTCTAGTGATACACAATATTACCCTGAAGGAGGAGCAACATTCCAAGAACGGCTAGAAAGATTTAAACCTTTAGGACTAGACCCTGATAACAATTCTTATGTAGGAGAAGCTGTTTATAAGATATGTCAATGGATTTTAAATATTAACGGGGAGAGATACTTACTTGTATTCCACCCTTGGAGTCAGACTTGGTTAAGATTTGAGAAATGGAAAGATATAGATAGTTCGGGATTATATCCTTGGTTTTCTTATGCTACCCACGAAGATGATGAGAATTTCCTTTCAAAGTCTTATGCAGATGACCTATATCCATCATCAGATGCTATTGTGGCTATGTTCAATCAAGAACTAACCAACAGAGAGAAAAGAAACTTCGGAGCAAGAGCCTATGATAAGGATATGTTCAAAGATGTTAGAAAGCTAGACGAGTCAATGCACCGACCCGATGCTTTAGTTCCAGCAGATACCAAAGGGGGAACAAGACAAATAAGTAATGGTATTTATGAGTTCAAAACAGGAGAACTAGGAGGAACTATCAACTTAATTGACTGGATGACTTCAACAACAGGGAGAAGCACAGGAGCAAACGACCTATCGCAAGGTTCAGTTCAAGAAGTATCAAAGAAAGCCTCAGTAACCTTTGCAGAGCAGAAATCAGTATCTAAACGAATAGGCTGGGCTTCTCAACCATTCCAAGAGATGCTAGCAGGATTAGGTAAGGCTTATATCTATGGATTAAAGGAACATATGCCTTCTAAAATGGCTATTAGATTACTAGGAGAAAATGGAATTGACTGGGGAGAGATTACAAGATTAGACCTTAATACTTCAAAAGATGTAGATATTCTAATCGTTTCAACTGATAAACAGATGATAGAAAGCGATATGAAATCTAAGAAAAGGATTGAAGCATTATCTTTACTAGCAGAAAGCCAAAACATTAACTCAAAGAAACGAGATGAAGAAATCCTAAAGAATGCTGAATACACAGACCAAGAGATTGCAGAGTTTATGGATACTAAGACTTATGACGATAAGAAGTCTTTAGCCAAAGCCTCAGTAGGTATTACTTTGATACTAAGAAACAAAGAGCCTGAACTATGGTTCGGAGCTACCACAGCCTTTATGCAGAAGATACTAGACTATGCAAACGATAACAGGACTACCTTAAAGGAGAAATATGATGAATTACTAGATTATGCTTTAGCCCACAAGGACATAGTGGCAGGGAATATGGAAAGAAAAGCCAATGAAACAGCTAATGAATTGAATGAACAAGACGCACAAGCAGGATTGAATAAACCAGCTGAGTCAGGAGCAGTAAATGAAGGAGTCCCAGGGGGAGTGAGTCGAGCAATGGAAATAAGTAAAATAGGACAATAATTATGAAAAATTTGCAAAAATTAAAAGAAATATTCCTATCAGATGACATAGACAGTGAAGATTATGAAAGTAACTTAGCTGATATAAGAAGTTGGGAAAGCCAGTTGATAGAAAACAAGAACATTCTAGGTTGGCAGAACCACGATATAACTAAAGAGATAATGAAGAAAGCCAAGGAAAGTTATGTAGAATTATCAACCAAGTTAGCCAGTGATAGAAAATTAACAGAAGCAGTTAGACAATCATTATTTTCAAGGCAAGATGCAATGTTATGGATACTCTCCTTATCAGGAGATGACCCTAAATCAACCATAGAAGGAATTAATAGCAACATTAAGACAGCATTAAACACAGTTTAAAGATAAAAGGTAATTAGGTCGGATTATCAACAATAACAACAAAATTATGACAAAGAAAAAAACAACCAAGAAAGTAGTTAAAGAAGTAATAGAAGTTAAAGAAGAAAAGAAAGTTGCTAAGAAAGCAGTTAAGAGTTCAATTCTTGTTCAATGGAGAGGTAGAGAACGAGAATATACACTAAAAGAACACGGAAAAGACTTTATGTTAGTAGCACAAAGCTTTTCAGATAATGTAGGAGGTATTTTAGTTTAAGAGTTTGACCTAAATGTGTCTATAAACCATTTTTCCAAGCCTCAGGATTTTATAGGGGCAAAAGTTATAGGTCTTAAACCTATTCTCACGAAATGAGATATAAACATTCATATGACAGCAGAAGAAGACAAGTATAAGGCAGATTTAGAAGCCGAAGGTGTAGAAGTAGAGGAGGAGAAGACCGAAGTGGTTGAAGAAACTCCAGTAGAGGAGAAACCTAAGGAAGAACCAAAGGAAACGGAGGAGAAGCCAAAGGAAGAACCTAAAGAAGTTTTACCAGACCCGATAGAAACTAAGAAGCGTTCAATCTATGATAACTACAAGGAAAAGAAATCCGAGTTGAAGTCAGAGAGAGAACTGCGAGAAAACTTTGAGACAGAAAACACAGAACTTAAAGCAAAGTTGGAAGCATTGCAAAATGCTGATACTAAGGAAGAAAAGAAAGAAGCTTTAGACGATATAGATGAGTTAGCAAAGGAAATCAATGCTGACCCAGCATATCTTAGAAAGTTAAAGACTATTTTTCTAAAAGATGTTAAACCAGCCAATGATGAGTCTTTGAAAAAGGATTTAGCAGATTTTAAGGACTGGAAGACTAAGAACCAAGAAGTTATTGAAAAACAACTATTTGAAGACGAGTTTTCAACAGTTTTACCTCAAATTAAGTCAGATTTCCCTAAGATTTCAGATGAAGAAATGAAATCAGTAAAGCAATCACTTGATAAGTTGTCACATTCGAAAGAATATCACGACAAATCACTTGATTATGTTGTTTTCAAGGAAAAGGAAAATATAACAGCTTTAATTTCACCCAAAAAGAAAGGTATGGAAACAAAAGAGAGAAAAGACATAGTCAGCGATGACTTTGACTTTGACCCTAATGTAGACATTACAACCCTTTCAGCAGGAGACCAAGAGAAGTGGGAGAAACATTATAGAAAGTCGTTAGAAACCGAAGAATTGGTAAATGACAGTAGCAAAGGAAAGATGATAATGTAGTTTTTTGAAGGATTAATTTTAACAATAATATGGCAGATACAAACACAATGACACTGAAAACAGTTTTTACAGCTGAATATCAGATGTCACATTATAGAGAGCCTGTGTACCAAGTGTTCGCTGATACTCGTTTAGAGTCTCAACTAACTAAAGGTGCTACTATTGCTCGTTCATATGCTTCAGATGTTACCGTAAACGATGTCGGTGATGATGGTTCATACTCAAGACAAGCAATAACAGACACACAGGAAACATTAGTAATCAACAAAGAGAAGGAAGCTTCAATTTACATCAAAGACTTAGAGTCACTACAAGCTCACCTACCATTGAAACAAAAGTATGGTAGAAAACTTGCAAACGCTCTAGTTAATCAAATTGATGCAGATGTTCTAGGAGCTATGTATGACGGAGCAGGAACAACTCTTGATGATGGAGACTTCGGAGGAACAGACGGAAACGCTTTTGTTCTTACATCTTCAAACATTGCAACTGTATTCGTTACAGCAATGCAGAAACTACGATTGAAGAATGTAGTTTACAACAAGAGATTTAAAAGTGCCGCAGGTATGAAATTGGAAGTTCCAGAAGGAATGCCAGCAGTAGCTATTTCTCCTGAAATGCTTTCTTACATTGAACTTTACTTAGGTGGTAAAGATACTTTGTTAGGAGACCAAGTTTCAAGAAATGGATACGCAGGATACTTTATGGGATTTGAACTATTTGTTTCAAATGCTCTACCTTGGACAGCTTCATTAGGTTGTGCAACTATTGCAACTGATACAAACACAGTAATAATCAATGGAGTTACCTTTACAGCTGATGCAGATGGTGCAGCAACTGGAGCAGGTCACTGGAGTATTCAAGCAAACGCAGACCTATGTTGGGCTCAATTTACAGATGCTTTCAATAACGAAGAAGGATATGAAGCATCAGTTGGTGCAGTTGATACTTACATCGAACTTACAGCAGCAAACAGAGCTTTGTTAGCTAATATTACAGCTACTCATTCAACATCATTAGATACAGTTGTATTTAAAGGCTTTGGTTGGGGAACAGTTGTAGTATCAGAAACATTGACAAACGGAACAGACACATTCACAGATACTTTACAAGCTATCCACCCTATTTTTGGACTTTCCAAATCAATCTCATTGGTAATTCAAAAGAACCCAACTTTGATTGAAAAAGATAGAACTGGATATATTGGTAAAGATTACGTTGCTTGGACAGCTTATGGCTCAAAAGTATTCGTAGACCAAGCACCTCAAATTGTAGAATTATCAGTTAAAAGCTCCAGCTTCACATCTGCAGCAACAACTGTTAAATAACAGCTAACTAAAAAACTATTATGAATAAAACAAGTATTATATTTGGAATAGTAGGAGTAATAGTTGGATTGTTATTATCTACTATGTTCTCAAGTCCAGTAGGAGGAGTTTATAGTAATGTTACTAAAGACTTTTCAGAAGGGATTTCAGTTGATGGAACAATAGTAATAGACGGCAGTGGAAACATTGACGCACCTATTACTTCCACAACAGGAACATTCTCAAGTACATTAGGAGTTACAGGGATTACATCTCTGACAGATACTCTAAATGTAACTGAGGCAACAGGGACTTCAACCATAACTGTTAAAGCCACAGCGGCTTCAACAGGAGGTAGAATTATCCTTGAAGACAGCGACGGAGCAGGTTGTTCAGAGTTATATGTTCTTAATGGAACATTGACTACTGCAACAGTTACTTGTCCTTAGTGTCTTAACTCAGACCTTCTTAAAGGAGGTTTGGGATTAGGACATTAGAATTATTAAACTAACTTAAAAATAAGATGATAAATGCAAACAACATAAAATACCAAGCAGCCGCAGCCGCTAATGTAGTAGTAACTACAAAACCAGCTATATTAGAAAGGATATTGATTGGAGCAGATGTAGGTTCAGCAGTAATAGAGATTTCAGACAGTATTGATGACGGAGATGGAAATATCCTTATCAAACTAACAGGAAGTACTTTAATGACTGCAAATGCAGGAGCTTTAGAAGTAGGAGCAGTATTTGCTAAAGGTATTACAGCAGATATAGTAAACCAAACAGATGTAACTTTCGTATGGAAAGAAACAGCTTAATTAAAAAAATATTATGTCACTAATCTTGAACCCCCAAAAAAGCTTTTCGGTAGTTCGCCAAATAGCTAACCATATAGATACTACTGAATATTATGTCAGGGCTGTTATTAGATATGCCTATACAGATGCTTTGATAACTAATCTTGATTTAGACTTAAAAGGCGACCAAAGATATTCAAAGAATTGGCAAGTAGTTGCTGACCCCTCAGGGCAAGGAACTTATATCTCAATTGTAACTTCGGTTTATACAGATGCAGGACATACAACTAAATCAGAAAACTATGGAGATGAAGAAAACACATATAGAGTTTTTGACGATATGTCTCCAGCAATGAAAGGTGGAGGTGGTTTAGATATGAGAACGACCAGGCGAATAATGGAAGAAAGCCTAGAGAAAATGAAGTTCCCAGAGCAAGAGAAAATCTCAATTCCAAAGCAAAAAGAGTATGATGACAAATTCAATGAATTAACACGAGGACTAAGTGATATTAA